GTGCTTTAGATGATGTTGCTATTGAAGAGGTTGAAGAATATATTCCTGACCCTTCTTTAAATAGGTTAAGTTATATGGGAGATATGGGATTTAAAAAAGGTGGTAAAGCTAAAAAGACTCCAGGCAATTTTTCTCACAAAGAAAACCCTATTGATATAATGCAGAAAGGCTCTAAGATTGGAGAGATGACAGGAGGAGAATACATTTTTAATCCTGATCAAGCAAAACAATTAAAGTCTTTATCTAAAAAAGGTAATACACCTTTACACAAGTTTGTAAACAAGATGCTTAATAAATCACAATTTAAATAAGAAATGGCAGATCCTAATCCATATGTAATAGAGCTTGAAGATTTTAGTCAAAGATTTGAAAGAAGTCAAGCTAGAAAAAGAGCAGAAGAAGAAGCGGCAATGGCTTACTATGATAACTTCGCTGAAATAAACGGACCTTTTACAGAAGGGGTTAAGGAAGAAATGCAAGAGCTGTGGGGGCAGATTGAAGATCAGTTTACATTAGGCAACTCTACTCCTCAAGGTCGCAGAAAAATAAAACAACTTTATAATGATTACAAAAATCTAGCATCTGATGCTTTGAATTTTAGTCAGCAACTTGGAACTGATATTGCTTTGATTCAACAGAATCCTCAAAACTATAAAGACCCTGAAGATTTATTAATGACGCTTCAAAAAGCTCAAACTGAGCCCGTAAATATTTTCTCCATTGCTGAATACGCTAATAAAGTTCCAAAGGCTTCAGATAATTTAAGATATCAAGCTAATATATTAACTCCAGGTGCAGCAGCAGATGATCTTATAAAGACTTTCAGTAGTGACAGTTTCTATGCTAATGGTAAAAGAAAAGATGAAAAGGACATAGCTTCTTTTGTTGAGGATGTTTTATTAGGTGGCACATATCAACCTCAAGACATAGCAAAAATGATTGCTTACAGTTATCCAAATAGACAAGAGTTAGAAAGGCTAGGTGGACAATCTATGTTAAATAGACTAGCGAATGCTACTGAAGGGCCTGACTTGAAAGACAAAGAGGAAGCAATAAAAAAATATAAGGATCAACTAACTAAGGAGCTTATAAATCGTTTAGACACTTTAAATGAGCAAGAAAAAATATTCCAAAGACAATCAAGAGTAGATGCTCTAAGAGGATCTTCTAAAAACAAACCCCTTGACTATAATTTTGGTGATTTTAATGTAACAGATGATGAAGGGAATATTATAACCCTTCCTTTTTCAATGACATTACCAAAACAATTTAAAGCTTCATTCACAGAAGGTGAAGAAGATGTAACGATTATAAGAAAGGCAACAGATAAATTCGGTAATGAAGGATTTATTGGAACTAAAGATGTTGTTGTAATTGATCCTAGTACGGGAGAAGAGATAACAAAAAATATTGATACTTTTTACACTTCTGATCAACTAAAAGGCGCAGATGCAGATATGGAAAGGGCTAACAAAGGAAGTCAAAATGCATTTGTTTTACAAAAAGATAAATATTCAAAAGATACAGGCTTCGCAAAAATAACAGACCCTGAAATTACAGATCCAAAAAGTGATTTAAGTTCACTTAATCGCACTCCAATTGATCCCAATGATTTAAAATTAGCTAAACAGTATAACCAAAGAAGAAAAGGTGTATTGGGAAGAACAGTTAAAGAACAAGGTGCATATGATGAATTACCCGAAGAAGATAGAAAAAGAATAAAAGAAATAGCTGATAACTTGGTCGAAAAAGAAGAGACTGAAAAACAACAAAAAGAAATAGATAAACTAAAAAAGAAAGAGAATAAAATTTTTAGTGCTATACAAAAAAAATTAGATATAAATCCTGATGGAACTGATGATGAACGAGTAGAAGCTTTGGATCTTATATCTACCTTTATAGAACAGAAAAAAGAAGAAATACTTAAAGAAGAAGAGGGAGTATCTCAAGAAGATAAATTAGATAAATTCAATGCATTTAAAAATGCTATACGTAAATTATCAATTCCTTCACGACCAACTTTAGATGAAACAAAAGAGCTTATTGAAAAGTTAAACGAAGTAACTTATGAGAAGGGTGGTAGAGTTTCCAATGACACCGCTCTTGGTAGGATATTTAATAGAGTTAGAAAAGCATTAATACCATCATAATATGGAAGATGAAGAGTTCATTGCTAACCTTGAACAAGCCTCTAAATCCAACAGCTCTGAAGATATAATAGAGTATCTTAGAAATGATGGAAACTACAGCGAGGAAGAAATTGTTTTTGCACAAGACTATCTTTCTAAACCTAGAGAAAAATCTGTACAATCATCACCTCAATCTGACATAGGACCAGTTGTAGGTAAGGTTAAAAGATTAAGTGAGCCTAAAGTTACTGAGCCTAAAGTTACTGATGATAAAGAGTTTGAATCATTTTGGATTGTAGATGATAATCCAAATGAAGTTCAAAAAGTAATCAATACAGGTATTGCTTCTGGAATTCTAGGTAAATTGATAGATGGTGGCTCGACTGACTATGAAAAGATTGCTTACTATAATAAAGTTCTTAAAGATAATCAACCTAAAAAGGGAGATGTTTTATATAGTGATAGTCTCATTGGTGGTTTTGCTTTAGATGTTTTAAGAACTGTTCCTCAGTCATTTATCAGTATGGCTACAGCTGCTCCTTCTGCCATAGGTGAAGCTGCTGTCGGAGCTGGTGCTGGAAGTTTTATTCCTGTTCTTGGAACATTATCAGGTGCTTTTGCTGGATTAGCTGGAGGTAGTTCTTATGCTATAGAATATGCTAATTCAATGATGTCGGCTCTTCAAGAAGCTGGCGTAGATACTTCTAATCAAGAGGCTTTAGAAAACGCTTTTGCTAACCCTGAAGTTATGTCAGAGGCTCGTACTTATGCAAATAAAAGAGGTGTTCCTATTGCTTTGTTTGATGCTGTATCGGGTGGAACAGGTGGTAAGATAGCCTCTAGTGTAGTTAAAAATGCTAGAAAATCTTTAGGTGAAGAGTTTGTAGGAGCTTTACCTTCGGTTGTAAAAAGAAAGGCCGCTCTTGCGGAAGTAGGTGCTCAAGCTGCGTTAGGATCTGCTGGTGAACTATCAGGTCAACTTGTTGCGGGAGATGATATAGATGTTAGAGATATATTGTTGGAGGGATTTGCTGAGTTAGCCCCTGCATCTCCAGGTATTATAGCTGAATATGTTAAGTCTAGAAAGACAGAAGGCGAAACTCCTGGAATTGAAGCAGAAGTTTTAGCAGTAAAAGAAAAAGTACAAGAAGAAAATAAAAAGCAACCAGAAGGTGAGCGTTTAACTACAGGGGAAGAAGAAGCAGTCGCTGATGCATTGGTTAATTCTGGAGATAATTTAGCAAGTTCTATTTTGGCTAGAGATAAAAACTATCAAGGTTTAAATAAACAAATAAAAGAAGCAAATGAAGCTTTGGCTTCAAAAGAAAACTTAACAGAAGAAGAAATAATAACAGCAAATGATCTCATAAGAACTGCTAACAATAAAATAATTGACATAAAAGGTCAAGTTAAAAAGTCTATTTTATCTCTAGATGTTGAAGATCAATCAAGACTTCAAGAGCTTTCTCAATCTTATAATCAGTTGCAAAAATTTCCTGAAGCAGAACTATTTCAAGAAAGGTCTGATGCTTTAATGACTGAGATGAAGGATATTATTGCTGGTCCAATTAAAGCTAAAGAAACTACAACTGCTGTAGAAACTCCAGCTGTTGATGAAGCTCAGATAACTGAGGAAGCTCCTGTCGAAGAAGTTACAACAGAGGCTGTTGAAGAGAGTGTTATTGAAGAGCCAATTGTTGAAGAACCAACTGTTGAAGAGGTTACGGAAACTTCAGTTTCAGAGGATGAAAAAGTAACAGCTCCTCCTATTGATCCCGATCCAATTAAAGTTGAAGAAAAGGGATCTGTAAAAAGATACTTAACCAACCTTCAAAGAAAGTTTCAAGATAAGTTTATAGACATTACTAATCTTCAAGCGGCAGTTCAAAATGTAAAAGGTAAACTAGGTTTAAATGAAGACTTTAGAAATGCATTAACCTTAATGGATGGTCAAGTTATAAATAAAATAAATAAAGTTCTCAAGCCACAAGTTGAAAAAGTATCAGAGAATTTAAAAAAAATAGGGTTATCTCAAGAAAGGTTTGATAATCTGTTACTAGCGTTACACGCTCAAGAACGTAATGCTCACATACTAAAGTCTGATCCTGATAATGTTAAAGGATCTGGTATAACAGATGAAGAAGCACAAAAAATTCTTGTAGAAGAATTTAATTTTACTCCTGAACAAGCTAAAGATCCTAAAGTTGCAGACATACAAGACGCTGGAATAAGAGAATCTGTAGAATCATATCAAGAGATGTTGAACAATTTAAGATCTACCTATTTAGAGTCAGGTATAGTTAGCGAAGAAGCTCTTTCAGATTGGAATGAAATGTTTAACAACTATACTCCGCTTCAAGGCTTTGAAGAGCTTAATGAAGATCAATCTGGTGTCGGAAGAGTAGGGAAAGGGTTCAGAGTATCTTCTCTCAAAAAAGCTAAAGGAAGAAATAAAAAAGCGGGAGGTTCTTTTTCTGAAACTGTAAACAAGTATCAAGAGGCAATAATACAAGGTGGTAAAAACAAAGTATTACAAAAGCTCTATAATTTGATTGAAAAGAATCCAATTATTGGGGCTGATGAGAAACCAGTTTGGAATGTTTTAGAGGCTAAAAATAAAGAAAAATTAAATGAACTAGTAAGAGAATCTAATAAGGAAAATTCAGATATAATTAAAGTTTTATTTGATGGGAAATATAAGTTCATAAGATTTGCTGATCCAAGAATGGCAGAAACTATGAAAGGTTTTACTACTAAAGATGCTGGAGATCTTAATCCAATTGTTAGAAATATTTCAGGATTAAATAGATTTTTAAGTAGTATGATAACTACTTACGACCCTGAGTTCATATTTAGAAACTTCACTAGAGACGTTCCCGCTGGTCTTGTAAACTTAGTTGGTGAGCAAACCAACAAAGGTGGATTTCTTGATGGTGCAGATGTAAAGAACTTAGCTGGTAAGGTTTTAAAAAATGTATTACCATCTGTAAAGGCTATATTTAAAGTAGAAGGTAAAAAGGGAGGGGACCCCGCATATGATGCTGATGGAAACCCTACAAATCTAGAAGCTTACTACGCGGACTTTGTTGAGGATGGAGCAAAAACAGGATGGATATATGCTCAGTCTTCTGAAAGTTTAAAGCAAGATATTGATTCCCTTGTCAATAGCAAAGGAGAGACTGGAATAAAGAAAGCGGCAAAAGCAGGTCAAAGAATTGCAGAGAGGGTTAACGGATCTGTGGAAAATGCAGTTCGTCTTTCTGCATATACTGAAGCTAGAAAAGCTGGAGTCTCAAGAGAAAAAGCAGCAGAGCTTGCCAAAGAGTTGACAGTTAACTTTAATAGAACTGGAGAGTATGGAACTCTTATGAATTCTTTCTATTTATTCTTTAATGCATCTATTCAAGGAACCTCTCGTTTGATTAGAACATTAAAACCACAATGGAACATAGATGAAAAAACAGGAAAGAAAAAAGTTAAGGTAAGCCCCGCTCAAAAAATGGCAATAGGCTTAACAGCTTTTGGGGGAGTTATGTCTCTTATAAATGAATCATTAAGTGAAGATGATGACGATGGAGAATCTTACTATTCTAAAGTTCCTCAATTTGTAAAAGAAAGAAACATTGTAATAATGAAACCTGATGGAAAAGATTATTATAAAATACCTTTGCCTTATGGTCTTAATGTTTTTTATGTTATAGGAAACTCTTTAGCAAATGCACAACAAGGCATAACTAAAAAAGGAGAGGTCTTAGGGGATATATTTAATGCATCTGCAGGATCTTTCTCTCCTTTAAATTTCCCTAACAGTTCAGACCCTATTTTATATACTACTAAAATGTTGACACCAACAATAGGTCAACCAGTAATTAGTCTAATCGCTAATGAAAATTATTTTGGAAGGACAATATTTAATGAGAATAATCCATACAATAAAACACCTAAGCCAGACTCTGAATTAGGAAGAGGTAAGTATAAAAATTTAGAAAGGTGGACTAAAGCTTTAAACAAAGCTAGTGGAGGTTCTGAATTTGTTCCAGGAACAGCAGATATAAATCCTGACAAGGCTGGTTTTATATTAGAGTGGTTTACTGGTGGAGCAGGCAAAACAATTAGAAGGGCAAAACAAACTGCAGAAGCTGTCAAAGAAGGGGGTGATATAGAAGCTAGAAACATTCCTTTTTACAGAGTGTTTGTTGGAGAGACTAATGACTATCAAGATAGAACAGAGTATTATGACAATCTAGCTTTACTTAATCAACTAATAAAAGAATCTAAAGAGGGTGATTTAAGTCCAAAAGATAAGGTTATAATCAGAAGGATGGAAGCTATAAGAAAAAATATAGACGCTCAAATTAGAGACATAAGAAAGCAACGAGATAAAGCTGACAATATAAAAGATGATCAATTAAAAGAAAAGCGGTTAGGCTTTTTAGAAGACAAAGAAAAGCAACAGATAGTTAGATTTAAAAATGCATTCAAAAAATTAAAGATAGAAGACATAAAGTAATAACCTTACTATGCTTGAGTTTCACGCTCATTATGTTATTTAAAATGCACGAACTTTGTCGTATGAAAAAATTCCTAGAGATCTTTAAAGATAGCAACGATTGGAATGAGAAAACCATTATTGGATTCCTTTCTTTTGCTGTAATGTTATTCGTTATTTTGGCTGATGTCATCACTGGTTGGGTTGGTAAAGACCTAGTAGTGAATGAGTTCATCTATAACTCTTTCCTTCTTATCACACTTGGTTCATTTGGGATTGCTGGATTAGAAAAGTTCGCAGGAAAGAAATGAAAAAGAAAAGCGATAGCGAAGGAACCCTAGATAACATTATAGAAAGCGTTAATAAAAGAAACTTATCTATATTAGGTGAAGAGACTACACTAGGGTTAACTATTAAAAGTTTAGTTGCTATCGCTATTGTAATTGCTTCTTTTGTTGGATTATATTATAATCTAAATGCTCAGATTGAAGAGGCTAAAGAATTGCCTAAACCTGTTGTTTCTCGTACTGAATACGAACTAAAAGAGGAGCTTGTAAGAGAAGCTGTTATGGAAACTAAGGAAGACATCTCTGAAATAAAAGAGCAGATGACGAGAATAGAAGATCGTCTATATGAAATTAAGGTTTCTAGAAGGTGAAACAGTTTTTCTTTATACTACTCTTTACTTTAGGTTTTGAAGCTCAGGATACGCGTAAAGAAAAAGAAATACTAGACGATGGTTTAATCATAATAGAATATAATGCTCCGTTTAATTTATCTAATAGCTATGAAGGATTTAATTCTTTGTCAGGTGTAAAAAAAACTAAAGTTTGTATAGAACAAAATCCTAAAAAAAGAAAAGATCTCAAAATTAAAAATGTGCCTACATTAATATTGTTTTTAGACAATATAGAGGTATATAGATGGAGAGCTGGTTTAGATATGAAAATACACGCTTCGACTTCAGATGTTCAAAAAGTAATTGACAGTTTCTAATGAAATATTATTTTATATTTTTTAAGGTTTTATTATCTTTGTTTGTAGTATCATTAAGTAGTTGTTCAACACAATGGCATCTGAAGAAAGCAATCAAGAAAGACCCGACAATTCTAGTCCAGGATACGGTGATTGTCACGGACACGGTTGTTACAGAGAAGACTGCTGTGCTGGATACGGTCACCATCTCAAACACGGATACAGTGGAGATAGTAAAGAACAACTTCCGAGTGAAGATTATGCGTATCTCAGACACCCTCATAATAGATGGCGGCTGTGATGCTGATACGATTGTAAGGACAGTCAGCGTTCCTTTTGAAAAGATCGTTTATCACGAGCGAGATAAATGGTATCACAAGCTCTATTTCGGCTCTTTCCTTTTGTTGATTTTGGCTTTCGTTTTAGGACTCTTTAAAAGGTTATTTAGATACAGCTAAGATCCACAAGCTTCACAATCATCTGGGTTATCAATATTACAAGTAGGTTGTTCTTTATCTGTAAGGTCTTCTAACCACGAATCAAAGGAATCTTTAGCCATTTTTTAAGAATAATAAAAAGTAAAACCCCTACGCTTTGTAGAGGTGAAAGCGAAAATACTACACATAATTTTAACGTAGATAGGCGTGCTTTTACTCGAAGTATTCAGTAATATTTACACCACTTTTTATGTCATAATAACCTACCTGCTTGGTTATCATATGGGTACGCTTAAAGTCTGTTTCTCTAGGCATATCTTTAGTGGTCCAAGAAGGTTCTTCTAAGTCATTTAATCGGAATGCCCAAACGCCAAATGGTGTCGAATTTATGTAAACAGGGTCAACTCCAGACACTTTACTTTTATTCAACAGACCTTCATATTTTATCTTCTCAATAACTAATTCATTGTAATGAGACTTTCTACATTTAAGCTCTATATATATCTTATGTTCGTTAGAGTAACAATCATACTTAGAAAATTGATCTTGAGCTTTTTCAAGATCAGGAACTAAGTTTTTTTTAAGAGCTTCAAATAGATCTCTTTCTTTGTTAAAGGGATTGTTTAAGTAACGAATCATAACCCTCTCATTCTTAGCTTGTTAATCTTACTAAGGTTGTAATGTTTCTTGCAGTATTTATATAAATTTTCTCCAAGCTCTTGAGCTCTTTCTAAAGTCATTTCATCAATAGCTTTTCTCCATTCTCCAGGAGAACTACACAGTATACCTGTTTTGTTATGCTTTATGACTTGCTTATATGGTGAAACGTTTGAAGCTATTAAAGCTGTCTTTGTATAACCTGCCTCTACCACTTTTAATTCAGACTTACAACGGTTAAACTTATTGTTTAACAGAGGGGAGATAGATACGTCAAAATGTTTGTATAAGGTCCCGTATTGATGAACATCTTTAGGCATTAATTTATGCTTAGCTTTTAGTATGTCCATATAATTCATAAGCCCCATACAATAAGACTCAGTTCCTTCTAATGTAACGTTGCCCATTGCTTTCATATCCTCCTGGTGGCCATTAGCTCCAACGTATCCAAACCTAACCACATCCGTAGGCTCTTTCTCTACATCTCTCCATTGTTCTTCTTTCTCGTGGAGTGTATTGGGTATAAGTCTATATGTAACATTAGGATTTATTTTTTTCATCCTATTAATAAGATACTCTGAAGGACACCATATCTCATCAGCAATTTCAATTGTTTTTTTTATTTCTGGTCCAGCAGTTTTTTCATAATAACTTCTAGCTGGGTTGTCTTTTGGTAGTTGCCAAAAATCATCATTGTCTAGAATTAGCTTGACATTATTGTCCACAAGAAATTTTTTAAAGGCTTTATGATTAGAAACTGTACATCTTCTAGATGTGATTAAGTTTTTAACCTTGCTCATATCAAACTCCTTGAGCTCATTATAGCTTTGAAAGAAATGAATATTAAGATTTTCTTCCGCTTGCATACGCAAAAACGGAGTCATTAACCTATGGTAATTAATACCATTTAATCCGTCAAGAAATATTAGGGTCATCATAAAATTCTAAAAGAGCAGATCTTATCATATCAAACTCAAGCTCTATATCTTTTTTATATTTTCTTATTGTATTATGTAATCTGTCACTATCTACTCTAGGATCTCCCGAAGTATCGTGCAAGCTCTCATACAGTTCTGTTGCGGAGCTATGCATCCTACTCGTTGTAAAGAAGTATATCTCACTCAATTGTTTTAAATCCATAAACTTTTATTTTCACTCTGAAGGTGTTTTTCTCCAGATTTTCGTTGAAGGTTGTCGACTGTGAAATAAAGTGTTTTGGGTTATCGTCTTTAACATACTCAAACTTTCGTAAATAGTCCGCAAGAAACTTACTACAACAAATAGCGTTGTCAACATCAAAGCGACAGTTAAAAGAAACATCAAGTGCAAATTTGTCCATATAGAATCTGTCGAAAGATTCAAGAGCATTTTCAATGTGTTTCCAATAGTCTTCTTTGTATTTCTTACGAACCATAAAATGCCTTCCAGAATAGAACGCATTAAGGCTAGGGGGCTTGGGTAACGTAAATTCGATTTCTTCATAATCACTTTCCACCCATCTAAGATAGGTCAAACTCCTTTGAATTTAATGATAATGGCGTAAAATTTTTCTCACCAACAGGTGATATCCTAAATCCTGTCCTAGAAGCATTCATCTCAAACAAGACGGGACTTTCAAAACTTGTTGGCATCCCTCCCGTTTCTTGACTGCGAACCTTCCTTACGTGAACTTCCATTGTGTTTCTAACTTCAAACTCTGGAGCAGAAATTTTTCTGTGAAACGTTAAAAAACAATCGCTACGATTAACCATCTTGCCACCCCCTTCTGTATCCTCTGCATAAGGTGCTGTTTGTAATCCATCCATACCCTTTCTTCGAGCCGCTTCAGTTATCGCGTGAGTGTTTAACCATACAGCTATATTATTAGAGTTACTGAAAGTTAAAAGCTCAGAGGCGGCTTCATAATGATATTCGTGTGATGAAAGTGCATTACTATTTCCCATTGTTATCTTTAGAGAATTGTAAGGGTCAATTAAAAAACCATCATACTTTTTCTGCTTCAAAAGTTTTTCTGCAAAAACTATAAGGTCCGTGTAACTGTAGACTTCATCATTACTTATAACTGTAAAGTGATCATTAATCCATTTGTAGGCGGCAATCCTTTCATCATAATGCATTTGATCTATTGGTACATCTACTAAAAACTCCATCAACTTCATTTTTACAGCGGCAGTTTTATTTTCAGAAGAATATATAATCCATTTCCAATCGTGTAGAACTGAGGAAGTTACAATAAGATACATAGCCATAGTTGTCTTACCTACATTACTATGTCCATTGATAATGGTAAATTCTTTTTTAAATAAAAAATATTCATCTAGTTTACACCCCGTAGTCAAACCTTTAGCTATGTCTCCTTGAGCAAACTTATTAATCCAATCCATATCTTGATCGTCAGAAGAAATGAATGACATATCTCCATCATTTATAAGCATCTCTCTTCTGATTCTTCTCTCGTCTTCTAGAGTTTCTTTAATGGGTCTTCTTCTACCTTCTTCTATACCATCTGTAATTGTTTTCTTAGCTAGACTTAAATCTTCAACAGAAGATATCTTACTTATCTCTCTAATTAAAACCCTCTCTACTTCTTCTCTTTCTAACCTACCTACAGCTATGTATCCTCCGCACAAAATAGAAGCTCTTAATAAAAGTTTATGCTTTTCTCCATCTTCAGCTTTCCTAATCATCTTAGATGCAATACTTAACTTATCATAATCTGTGTATGTATCTACACTAGAAGCTGTTTGATTTTCTGAAGCTTCAGATAGCATACCACCAAACTTGTCACTAGCATCATTATATGTCAGGTTAGGATCATAACTTTCAAAACAAGCCCTGGACTCATTGATTCCTGAAGGGTCAACCTCTAGTCCATAAGTTTTGTCAAAGTAAGTTTGTAAAGCTCTAAAGTGATCTCTATGTCTTTCAGGATTGGTGATTTTAACAAGGACTTTTAGTCCGTCTCCTGATGGTGATATCCAACAAGCTCTTACAAAATTATCTGTAGAAAGCAAAGCTTGTGAGGCTTCTGTGTCTATATGATCAAAGTCTAAAACAATTAATCCACTATGACCTATTATGTCATCATCTTTTCTGCCATTAAATACTCCTGAGAATAATGTAATAGGTAAACTTTTTTTCTTGTCTTTGTTACCAGCTCTTATTTCATCAATGATACCCTTAGATTTACCTTCTATAATTCTAGACAAAGAATTTTCCAAAAAGACATAGTGAGGCTTGTCCGTTTTAATAACAGAAGGAAACATTGTTATTTTTTCCATATTACACTACCTCTATCTTGACGAGTTGTCTGTCTGTAAATATTTCTTTGGTGTCCATTCTCATTAGAGCATCTGTAAACGTTGGAGCTATACATTGAAACACTATATAACTCGCGTCTTCGCTTACTACTTTTATAAAATCTAAATAATTACTAGGTAATACTACAGCTCTTATATCATTATTTTTCTTCTTTCTATAAGTCATATTATATGATTGATTAGGTACACCTATTTTTTTTAATAAAGATTTACTTACATCTTGATAATTTTTTGCGTATTTATAGTTTACAAAATTTCCTTTTTTATTCTTAAAAACCATTTGTTTATGAATTTTTGTATGATGAAGAACAGTAGCGTGGTCTACATTTAAAAGTTTTCCAATAGAACTCAATGTCATAGTGCTATGGGAACGTAGATAAAAACAAACCATTCTTCTAGCGGCTATTACTTCAGCTCTTCTTGATCTGCTTTGAATATCTGCAACAGTTACACGATTAACTCTTGCGATTTCATTGAACATAAATTCAATGTCTAGTTTTAAATTCTTTTTCATATTCTGTTTTTTTATAGTGTGATGAGTTAGATATTATTTTACTGTTATAAATTTTAATTACTCTAATGTTTTGAACTGATTTTGGTAATGACATTATCTTTTTTATGTATTCAATAGTTGCTTCACTTTTGTTAATGTCTAAAACATTCTTAGCCCTGGTTACAATAGATATAGGTCTTTCTTGCGATCCTCTTCTGTGATTTAAAAAAGACTTACCTCTTTTCGTTTGCCAAAAAACATTACAGTTATGAATATATATTTCTTGATACTCAACCATTCATTGACATTATGTAATTAAAAAATCCTTTGCAAGCAGATTTGTCTCCGCTTAAAATAGTGTTACCTCTACTTTTTAGGTTCCACTCTTTTTTCTTATTGTCATAGACGATAGAGTATTTAGAACTAAGATTTTTTACCTTTGACATATTTTCTCCACATCTTTGCTACAACTGATATACGTTGTGGTTTAAATTTATATTTAGATTTGAGTCTTGCCATAGCTATTCTACAGAACTGATCAAGTTCAGACTCGTCTTTATTCCTTTTCATAATAAAAAAGGGGGAGGTATAGCCCCCCCCTAATTATATTTAGAATGGCAATGCCTCTTCTGTTTTTACATTGTTCTGACTGTTATTATATGTGTCAGTAGCACGTGGATTAAAAACGGAAAGGAAAGCTCCACCATCACTTTT